CTTAATATTCTTAAGAATAAAAAGAAAAAAAGCCCTTTGCCTCAATCAGATAAATCAAATTTAATTACAAGCGCCGATATCCCCCCTACACAGCAATTACCTACACCAACAGGAGTATCTCAACCTAGTTTATCATAAATAATACTATGCCAGATAGTATCATAAAAACTAGACCGGTTGCAGCTCCTGCAAGTACTGATGTATTTCCTATTTCTAGAGGTTCCACTGACACCTTTAAAGCATCGATGTCAAATTTAGGAGGTGTTAGTTCAGGCACCAGAGCATTATTCAGACAAAACAGTGCCCCTACTGGATGGACTAAAATAACATCATTTAATGATGCAGTATTACGCGTTGTAAATGGAGTAGCTTCTTCTGGAGGATCGCTTCCTTTTTCATCAGCTTTTACTTCAAGACCAGTATCGGCTTCTGTTGCAGGTGTATTTTTAACATCTACACAAACCGGTATGCCAGCTCACAGCCATCAACAATATTTTGGAGGATGCGGAAGGTCTAGAGGAGGATGTGAAGGTGGAAATAATAACGCTCAAGGTTATTCTGGTGCACAAAATTCATATGCAAATTCAGCATTAAATGCTGCAGAAGCACATACACACACCATAGCAATGAGCCCTATGAACTTCTCTGTATCATACGTTGATACAATAATAGCAAGTAAAAATTAATATGTCTAATATTAAAATTTCATCTCTTCCTACAGGAACACCTTCATTAGCTCATAGTCTACTTTACTATAGTAATGCTAATAATAGAACACAAATCACTTCATTAGCAAACATAGGTGGATTACCTTCAGGGACGCAAACAGTTTTTCAGCAAACTGCTGCTCCAACTGGATGGACAAAAAACACAACATTTAACGACGTTGCCCTAAGGGTAGTAAGTGGTAATGCAGGTACTGGTGGAGTATCGTCCTTCTCTTCAATTTTTAATGTAAGACAGCCCTCTGATGGTTCGGGATCAATTGGAGGAACTGTATTAACAGCAAATCAAAGCGGATTGGTATCGCATACACATCTCATTTATTGGGGAGGGTGCTTAAGGTCGAGAGGAGGATGTGACGGTAATACAAGCGGAAATGGTGGGTCTTACGCACAAGAAACTTCTGGTGTAAATGGAGGTGCAAGAAATGCATCAGAAGCACACACACATCCATTGTCTCTAAATAATTATGATTTTAGAGCAACATATGTAGATGTAATTCTTGCAACAAAAACATGAGCTTTATAAGCATAGGTTCTGGATTATCGACAGTTACTCCACTAGGAACAGATTCTCTAGTGTTAACTAATAACACTAATCTTACTTATAAAGCATCTTTAGATTCTGTAAATAGTATAGCAGGGTTTCCAGTAGGAACAAGATGGTTATTTCAACAAACCTCTGCTCCTACAGGGTGGACAAAAGTAACTACTTTTAATGGTAATTCTTTAAGATTGGTAAGCGGTAGTGTAACGAGCGGAGGAACAGTGAATTTACCTTTCGGTAACGTTACATTTACTGGATTCGCAGGCGGAACAGTATTGACTGCAAATCAAAGTGGGCTAAGAGATCATACCCACGGACAAACTTGTGGAGGTTGCTGGAGATCGAGAGGAGGATGTGATGGTAATAGAAGTGCTAGGAGCCGCGATGGAAGTCAGACTACAGGAACAGCGGGGCCGTTTAATGCATCCTCAGCACATAGTCATACTTTATCTTTTAATACGTTAGATTTTAACGTTAGCTACGTTGATTTAATTATTGCTACAAAAAATTAATTTTCTAATAAATTATCTATTCCACCGTTAGTATTTTCTAATTTCTTATTTTCTTGAACTTTTGTCATAAGAAGTTTATTGAAAATTGCATTATCATTTACCATTTCGTTCCTAAAACTTTCTACTGCTGCTGCACCTTGTCTTACTTCTTTTGCATTTTCGATTAGTAGTACTGGAAGCCAAGATATAGCGCATCCAAACTTATTTAAATCCTCTCCAGTGTTAGGGTTTTTACCCATTATCTGAATGTACCATTCACATTGATGTTGTATACATTCCTTATTAATAAGAGGGCATTTAGTCTTCACTTTTCTATAACTGCGTCCTTGGGAAGGAAAGCTTCGAGGGAAAGATTTGGACCGATATAGCCGGTTTGAGCTAGTTGCTTGGTCTTAGAGTCTATAGTGTAGACACCGTGACCACCGCATTTTAATTTACGTACGATAGGTTTTTCGTTAGACATATATTAATAATATTATAAAACTTGCTTAATGCAAGTTAAACTTTGTTTTGTAATTTATCGCTAGCTATTTGTAAGATTTTAATTACATCAGCTTTAGAATACTTATGAGGGTGACTTAATAGAGAATCTACTAAATCTAGAGCATGATGACTTACATTATAATGTGACTTTACAGCATGTTGTTCTTCAGATTCTTCTTTAGCTGCAATAGACGCCTTTATAGCCGCATCTCTACGAGCAAGATATTCTTCTTCTGTCTCTTCGCTCTTAGGTTTAACAATAACTTCTGTCTCTTCTGATTTATTTTTCTCAGAAACCATTTTTTTAGACGTATAATACTTTTCAAACAAAATACGATCATCTAAATTCATAAAATTATTTATTCAAATATAGGTTAAAAAACATGAGTTTTTAGGTTAATTCGACTAAATATTTATATGAAAAAGGTTAAACTAAATATAACTAAATCAAATATTAAAAACGGTACAATAGCTGATCCTAGTAACTGTCCTATAGCTAATTCTATAAAGGATAAAGTTCGTGGATTAATTTACGTAAGTGTTTTAGCTGATTATGCTTTTGTAGGAATAAAGAGAGGTAAAAAAACAGCTCAATATAAAGCACCATTAGCTAAAGAGGCAAATACGTTTGTTAAAAGCTTTGACAGAGGAAATAATGTAAAGCCGTTTAATTTTGAACTCGTTCTAAACAAATTAAATACTATTTAGTATTTTGTTTCGTTTATGAATAAATAACATTATATGGCTACTATAAATTTGGTTCAAGGTATTAATTTAATTCAGTATGCTTATAGTACGCCTATAGCTTTTTCTTCATTAAATCCAACGGTTAATATCGAAATTATTAAAACCCCTGCATATGATTCAGTTCCTCCTTATTTTAATCTTCAATCATATTTGCCTGGATCAGCACTAAATAGATGGTTAACCCAGTTTACCTCTATATCTAGCTATCTAGTAGTAGCAAAACGACCCTTTTCATATACAGAAGCAGGCACACCTGTTACACCTCCGCAATCAATTAATGTCACAGCTCCCTGGGCTATTGTATCTTTAGATTCGAATAGACCTTCTATACCTATTGCTCCATTTGAATCTATACTAGGAACAACGAGTAGAATATTTCGTCAACAACTTACTACAGGAGGTACAGGTACATTTCAATCTTATCAATTCGGAAGCTCATTAAATGATCCTACATTCGTTAACTTTGAACCAGGTAGGACATATTATATATATGCATCTGACAGAACTGCTCCCTGGACATTGACTTCATCCAGACTTAATGATTTACTTTTAACCGACTCTAATGACTTTCTTACTACAGAGGCAGGCGACGCTTTAGCTGTTTAAGCAAACTTCATACTCGGGCGTTCTTCTTTAGAAAATACCTCTAAAAAAGCAATTTTCTCTACAAAATACCATTCATGATTAATTTTTATATATCTACCAGAAGGAGAAAATTCATTTACTTTTCCTTCTTGTACTAGAAATCTATTTGTTGTGACATTCGCAAACAAGATTTTTCTATCTAGCAATTCTTCGTTTTTAAATTCTTTTTTCATCGTAAAAAAAGAAACCTCGTACCGATAAGAAGAGCTAAACTCGGTACGAGGTTTCGTTATATTTTTTTAGTTAACTCAGGCCCTTCTTAAGCTATTAATTAGCTCTTAGACCACTTACCGTTGATCTTAATAGCGTTCTCAAGAGCGCTATCCGAGATCGTCGGAAGGGACTCTGTCACACCAAGTTCAGAGCGAACTTGCTGGG